ACCAGTTTAGATGTTGATGGATATACATCTGCTCCTAATATAGGAGATGTTATTACAATAGATGCAGTATCTGGTAGTTATGAAATACAAACAGTTACACCTACAGCTAGTGGATATACGATTGTATTAAACCAGGCACTAGATTCTTCACCTGCTGATAATGCTGCAATTACGATTACTTCAGGTCGTGTCCATAACAGTCCAGCTCATTTAACAGAAGAAACTGTTAATGCTGTTGATGGTACATTTTCATTAGGAGAGTTTACAACAACGTCTAGTGATACAGTAACATTTAATGAAGCACATACTGCTGGTGTGATTTTAGGTTTTAACTACAATCCTAGCCTGGAAACTATGCCGATAGATAGAGAAGTCAATACAGGTCCATTGACAGGTGAGATAAAAAGAATATCTAGAGCTGTGATAGATTTGTCCGATACTCTAAATGTAGCTTTACAAGCAGCAGATAATACTGCTAAAAGTTTAGTGATAAGACAAGTGGATTTTAATGTGGCTAACGCAGTAGATAAAGTAACAGGAAAGAAAGAGTTTTTCTTTTTAGGTTATGATCGACAACCTACATTAAAGATAACACAAACAGCACCCTTGCCTTTAAAAGTTTTGGGTGTAGCATTAGAGGTAGTATATTAAAATGGGAGCAGATCCAGCAACATTATTTTTAGTTAGTGCAGGTATCTCTGCAACAGGTTCATTAGTTCAAATTCAACAGCAAAGAGCTGCTGCTGCTGAAATGACTAGAAGATATGAAGAAGAAAAACGTGTAGCTTATGTAGAAGGATTACAAGCAGAAAATGCTAGAAAAGAAGAAATGAATTTAATTCTAGCTAATAACAGAGCAGTAAGAGGTGCATCTGGTGTAGGAGATAGTCCTAGCTTTGATGCGATTCAACAAGATGTTATCAATGTTACTAATAAAGATTTGTCAGCTATTAGATTAAATGCAGCTAAAGTACAGACAAGTTATGACAGAGCTATTTTCAATACAAAATCACAAGCATACTATTCGACTATAGGATCAGTTATTAATGCAGGATCTACGATTGTTAATGGATGGAATTATTATAACTATTACAAGACACCAATTAAATCAAAAGCACCTACTACAAATTCTGGTTATCAAGGAGTAATTCAAGGTAGATAATGGCTAGAGAAATACAAAGAACAAGAAGAACACAAACAGTATCTCCTTCAGGTACTGCTTCAAGAATGGGAGTAGTAGATGTTTATACTCCCAACATAAGTCAAATGTTTAATGTAGCTGCTGATACTATGAATACTTTAGCAGAGAATCAGATAAAGATATTAGATGCTAAATGGCAAAATAACTTTGAAACAGAAACAACAAAGTATCTTAATGAAAAAGTTAATAATATTTTAGAGTCTGGTGAAAAACCAGATCTAACAAGATTCCAGGAAGAAGCAGATGGTTATATTAATGGTGTTTTATCAAATGTTCCTGAAAGATTAAGTATTAATGCTGAAGCATATTTTAATCAAAAAAATTTAAATGCATTTGAGATTTTAAGAAAGAAAGCGAATCTTATAGAGTTTAATGAAGGTAATGATGCTTATGTAAATAATGTAAATTCAGCTTTATTAGACTTTGATAATTTTATTAATAATACATTACAGGTTGCTGAATCACCACAAGCGGTTATAGATGCTTTTAATAATTATTCTTTAAATGATTTAAGTCAATTTTTAGGAAGTCATGCAGAAAAGTTTAATGCATTAATTGCATTAAGTAATAATAAATTAAGTTTACAAGACAGAGATAAAGCAGAACAAGCATTACTTGTAGAAATAGAACAAAGACGTGTAAATGCTATTGTTAAAAGTTTTTATCAAAACATAGATATAAATAATATTAGTGATGTAGAAGAAGCAGATAGACAAGCAGCAAACTTTTTAAATAGTTATGCACTTAATGAAGGTGGAGTAAGAGGTGTTAATTATGATGTATTTAAAAATGAAGTTGGAGAGTCTATTGGTCAAGATGTTATAGATAGTATTGTTAATAAAGGAGTAACTACATTAAATACAATTAACAATATTAATGAAAGAAGATTTGCAACAAGCAAAGCTGAAAAAACAGCAATAGATAAATTAGCTTATGATAATCAATTAAACTTACTAAAAGATACAAGTAACTTTGAAGGAGATAATTCTTTATTTATAGAAAGATCAGTTAGTGCTAGACCAGGATTTGGACCACAAGATATAAAACCACAGGGAATAGAATTTTTTATAAATCAGTTTCCATCATTAACAGATACAGAACAAAAGAATCTTTATAAAGCTAATAAAGCTAAGTTTAAAGTTAAGTTAATTATGGATAAAGCTGCTTTAAATAATGAAAAGTTTTCAACATTAATTGATTCTAGTGAGTTTGATGAAGATGTTACTTTATTAGGTGGGAGAGAAAAACTATTAGAAAATTATTATGGTTATGTACTTGGAGATAGTTTTATAGATATAGCTACAAATTATGATCGACTAACATCAGAAGAATTATCTAGACAAATATCTTTGTTTAAAAAAGAAAATTATATTCCTTCTGGTTTTGCAGGATGGTTAAGTGGATTAGATATTCCATCATTAGTAGAAATGGATGAAGCAACATTGTTAAATACAATGGGTCCAAGATTAAGTAAATGGAAAGAATTAACTAACAATGGAAGAAATAATGACATAGGAAATCTTACAACACCTTTAGATAATCTTTATGAAATGATGTTTGGTTATGAAGAAAATGGATTTACATATCCTCAAATTGTAGATGCTGTAAATAAAAGAATGAATATGTCTCCAGAAAAGTTTGAACAATTAAACAAAATAAATGAAAGTTATATAGATGAAAATAAAATTAATAGTAAAGAGTTATTTATAGATTGGTATGTAGAGTCAAGTAAAGTTAGATACCAAACTGAATTAAGTCCTGAATTAGTAGATGGTAAAGTAGTACAAAAAATAGAAGTAAGTGAAGAAGCTATTAGAGATGAAGCTGAAATGTTATATTCAAAAAATTCGGTATTTATTAATAGCCTAATATCTGATGATAGAGTTTTAGAACATTTCAACGCATTATCTACATTAGATGATAATGCAAAACAAAAAGAAAGAAGATTACAAAATTCTATAAATAGAGTGTTTAAAAATTTAGAATATCAAGATTATGGAGTAAGTAATTTTATGGACAATGATAAAGGTCCAATCTTTACAAGAAATGCTGTAGAAGAACAACATAACATGGAGGATAGTGATATTAGAAATAGTTTGGCAGCTTATACTTACAATGCAATTACAGAAATTTTAAAAGATGAAACACATGATTTATACGAACCTTTAAGAGATCTATTGTCTATTGATGATGTATTACAAATGCCAACCTTAAAACAAGTTTTTGAATTAGTTGATAACAATCATGTTTATTTAGAAGCTATTGAAAATGGACAAAAAGGTGCAAGAGTAGATTACAAAGTAAAATTAAATACATCTGGAAGTAAATATGATGAAGCATTGTATTATACAGAAATAGATCATTTAACATTTGATAACAGTTTTTTTAATCCAACAATGGAAACAATGTTTAAAATATTAAGTAAAGAAAACATAGCAAACAAAGTTATGAAAGAATTAGATCCATCTATACTTGAAAGTTTTATTATGCCTAAAACACCAGATCTTATTAAACAGATGGACACAAACACACCATCAAAAGGTAATTACTTAGATGTCATAGAACAAAATATATTTGGTTCTCTTAGATTATGGGAAGCAGAATTAATAGGTTCATTTACAGGTGAGTTTGATTTAGATGAGCTACAAGCAAAATTAATTGAACAAGCTAGAAATGATAAAGGATTTTTAAATTACTTGTCATATCAACAAGAACATAAGAATGTTCCATTTACTTTGTTTAAAGAAAAAAAGAATGTCTATGACAGTGTTACTACTAATTTATTAAGTGGTTTAAATATAGAAAAAACTGAAGTTAATGATGAAAAGTTAAAGCAAACATTTCAATATGTAGAGAATGAGTATTTTAATTATTCACCTGTTACTAAATCTATTATAGCAAGTATGATAATTAACAAAGGTGTAGAATTAAATGAATTAAAAGAAGCTATCCAATCTTCTGATGTTGATAAGATTAATACTATGATTGGTGGTAATGAAGAAGTTAAGACTTTCTTAGTATTACATTTTAGAGATAATCCACTAGTATTAAAATAATGGCAGAAAATAAATATGATGATCCTTTATTTAGGTCAAGACCTAATAAAGAAGCTGAAGAACCATTAGCAGAATTTAAAGAAAACAAAAAAGTATTTAAAGAGTTTTTTACTGATCCTGGAATGATTGGTAGATCTTTAACAGATAGAACTGTTTTTGGATTACCTAAAAAGATTTATGACTATAAGAGTTTTGATGAACAATCTGAACAATCGTATAGTGCGTATTTAGATCCTCAGTTAGATAATTATTTTGATGCTATTGGTACACATTTTTGGGATAGTAGAAGTGCAGAAGAAACCGCATACAGATTAGAATTACTTAAACAAAAACAAAAAGATTTAGCTAATCCTTATTATGCAGGAGTAATGTCTATATCAGAGTTGCTATTCGATCCTTCCAGCATATTGTTATTAGCAAAACCTTTACGTGTAGGATTTTTAGGAAATACTCCAGGCAAACAGTTAAGTAGATTTGGTGATGTATTAATAGCTGAAGAAACAGCTAAACAAATTATTGATAGAGAAAGAACAACTGCTGATGCAGTAATGGTAGGTACTGCTGGATTTATATCTAAATATTTAGGTGGAAAGCTAAGAAAGTATGACCATAGATTTAATGAATTTAAATATGATCCTAGTAATGATCGTGGTCCAATTATAAATATGGATGACATTAATGATAGTATGAGAACAGAAGTAGGAATTACTGGGTTATTAGAAAATCAAACAGGAGGATTATTAACAAAACAAAAGCTAACACCTAAACCATCTATAGATCCTAATGTTACACAGTTAATTAAAAACTTTAAGAATGAGTTTCCAGATATAGATGTGTATTTAGGTAATGTAAGTAAAATTAGATCTGATGGTAAAGCAGTACCTGCTTATTATAGAAGATCTGAAAACAAAATGTTTTTAGATATAGAAGCTATTAAACAAATGTATAAAGATGGTAGACCTTTTGAAAAAAGGTATATAGGGAAAGAATTAATAGTTCCTTTTAAACGTGGAGATTTTCAAAGTATTGATGAGTTTGTAAATTTTGTAATGAGGCATGAGTTTCTTCATGCAAAGATAAAAAGAGATACTGGAGAGAGTCGTGGTTATTATGAAAACAAAATTAATAGATTAGCTTATCAGGAAATATTAGATGAAAGAAAAGGTATTGTTAAAAAAGGATCAAGTATTTTATCAGACACTATAGTTAAGAATCAACATGAAAAAAACTGGTACAGATATGAAAAAGAACTTTTTAAGCAAATGGAAGCTGATGATATAACCTATGCCAAAACTGGAATAGGTATAGAAAAGTTAAGTTTTTTATCTCCCTTAGATTTTATTATTAACAAGGGTAATAAAACTGCAAAAGAAATGGCTATTAATTTAGTACAGTCGCCTATGTTTTATAAGTTTAATTTTGAACAACATATAAACTCACCTATATCAGCAGAAGAACTAAGAGGGAATGTACACACAGATAAGTTACGTATATCTTTAGAAGAAGGTTACAATTTCTTAGCTAAATATACAAAAAGAATTGTAGGTAAAGAACCTTTGTTTGGTACTAAATTTGGTTATCGTTATACAAACAAATTAATGACGGATGAACAATTCTTTCAAGAAACTACATACGCTATTTATGATGGATATAAACATTCAATACCAGAAGTAGCAGAGTATGCAGGATTTATAAGAGATACATATTTTAAACCTATGGCAGATGACGTTAAATCTACAGGTTTGCCATTAATTCCATTGATTAAAAGAGAAGAATTTTTAAATTCTTTATTTGCTAATTTGGGAAACAAATCAAAAGTAGATAATATATTTAAAAACGGAACTAAAGAAACATGGACTAAAAAAGAAATAGAAGATGCTATAGCTCAAAACTTAAAAGATATTGAAAATGTAAAGTTTGATAGAATGAATTATTTTCCAGTTCTTTATGTATTTAATTCTATAGCAGCAAGATTTACAGAATTTGATTCTTTAATGAGAAAGTTATTAACGGATGCTAAATTTACACCAGATGCTATTAATGATATTATAGACAGTTTTAAAAATTATGAGCCTCATGCTTTTGATAAATTAAAAAACATGGATAATCCTGCTGAAAATTTTATGTTAAAAGGATCAGCATATTCTAGACATTTAAGAAGAAGGTGGTTAGGTGATATAGATTATAAACCATTAATGGATGCTGGATTTATTGAAACGAATATTCATTCGTTAATGTCATATTATTTTAGATCAGTAGGTGCTGATTTAGCTGTTACAAAAAAATATGGAGATCCATTTGCTTATGGATGGTTTTACGATCAAGTAGATGGTCTTGCTCCAGGATTAGAACAAGTAGCTATGAGTTATCAAAATAAAATAGCAAGTGCTAAAAATAAATTAGAAAGAAATAAATTTATAAATGAAAGAAATACTGCACTTGGAGTATTAGAAGATATGAGAGAGTTAGTTAAAAATAGATTTGGATTACCTGGCAATCCTAACAGTTTATTATTTAGATCAGCAAACATGATGAAGATTATTAATAATATTACTATGCTTTCAGGATTTTCACAGTTAGCAGATATAGGAAGAATTATTACAGTAGATGGTTTGTTTAAAACTAGTGGACAATTATTTGATACATTTTCATCTGGTGTTGGAAAAGAACTATTTAGAGCAGCAAAAAAAGATGCTCAATTAGCAGGTCAATTAACTGATTTAACTTTTGCTGTAGCTAGAGCTGCGATTATATCTGGTAATGATGCACTTCATACTAGCTTTAAAGGAGTAGAAAAATCATTTCAGGAAATAAATGCTTTTTATTTTCAATATGGAAATATGCAAAACCCTTGGAACTATTTAGTAAAAAATACAGCATCATTATTAGGTGGAACTAAAATATTAGAAAAAATAGAAAGTTTAATATTAGGAAAAGCTACAGAAGCAGATAGAGCTTTTTTAGCTGATTTACATATTGGTAGTGCTAATGCAGAACAAATGGCATTAGTTAAAAGAATATATGAAATGTATAAACAACATGGATGGGGTAAAAACGGTAACAAGTTAGATAATAAATATAGTTTAATTAGAACAGGTAATACAGAGTTATGGACAGATAATGAAGCAGCTATGATATATAGAAGTGCTTTAAGTAAGTTTATAGATATTATTATTGTTACTCCATCTTTAGCAGATGCACCTTTAGTAGCTAATACAGTTATAGGAAGCATATTATTTCAATATAAAAAGTTTGGTATGTCTTATACAAGACGTGTTTTTAATAGAGGATTACAAGCAAAAGATGGTCAATTTTTAAGTAGTTTAGCTGCTTTAGTTGCTTTCGGTATGATCGTAGACGCTGTTAGAACTGAACAAACAGGTCGTAACTATAGAAAGAAAACATTAAGAGAAAAACTATTAGATGGTGCAGAAAGAGGTGGAATTGGTGGAATGTTTACAGATATAGACAGAATACTAATGTCATTATCAGATAACCAATTTGGTGTCAGACCATTACTAGGTATTAAAAGACCTTATGGTACAAGTTTAAAAAACAAAATGGGATCAATAAGTCCTACTGGTTCGTTTATTGGAAATATTGGTGAAATACTATACGATTGGGGTAGAGGTAAACATACTCATCACACTGCTAGAAGAATAAGAAAAACAATCCCATTTAACAACTTATGGTATGCTGATTTTTTATTTGATAAATTAGAGAAGGGGTTATATTAATAAGCTATGGCACTCCAAATAAGCGATACTACACCTAGAATACAATATACAGCTACATCTGGACAGACTAATTTTTCTGTACCTTTTGAGTTTTTTGCAGTAGCTGATCTAAAAGTTTACAATGGTACGACACTCCTTACTTACAACAACTCACCATCATCTGCATCACAATATAGTGTTACTGGTGCAGGTGTAACTGGTGGGGGATCTATTACTTTAGGTAGTCCAGGAGCTACACTGAATGATAGTATTACAATCGTTAGAGATCTAGCGATTGAAAGATTATCGGACTTTCCAGTATCTGGTAACTTCCCTATACAAACCCTTAATTCAGAACTAGATAAGATTGTTGCTATGTTGCAACAGTTAGAAGAACAGTTTGGAAGAACATTACAATATCCTGTAACAACCACTACTGGGTTTAATGTTGATCTACCTGAGTTAGTAGCAAATAGAGTTTTATCTGTTAATGCAGACGCCACTGCTTTATTAGCAAACCAAGAACTAGGTACGTTTAAAGGTAATTGGGCAGCTTCTACATCCTATCAAATTAGAGATTTAGTTAAAGATACATCCAACGGAAACATATACTTTGTTAATGCAGCTCATACCTCAAGTGGTACTCAACCTTTATCTTCTAATGCTAATAGTTCTAAATATGATTTAATTATAGATGCTGCTGCGGCAACAACATCAGCGACTAATGCTGCAACATCTGCAAGTGCTGCTGCATCAAGTGCAAGTGCTGCCTCTACATCTGCATCAAACGCTGCTACATCAGAATCCAATGCTGCAACCTCTGAGTCTAATGCTAGTACATCAGCAAGTAATGCAAGTACATCAGCAACCAATGCATCTAATAGTGCCACAGCTGCTGCGACAAGTGCATCGAATGCTGCAACATCAGAATCTAACGCTTCAACAAGTGCAACTAACGCTGCTTCCAGTGCTAGTGCCGCTTCAAGTTCAGCTACATCTGCTTCTAACTCAGCTTCCACTGCAACAACTCAAGCGAGTAACGCAAGTACATCTGCTAGTAATGCAGCGACTTCTGCCAGTAATGCTGCAACAAGCGAGAGTAATGCTGCTACCAGTGAAAGTAATGCAGCGACATCTGCTTCTAATGCTTCAACCAGTGCAACAAATGCAAGTAACTCAGCATCTGCTGCTTCTACATCTGCAACCAATGCTTCGAACAGTGCTACTTCAGCAGCTAACTCAGCTGCCGCTGCTGCTGCTTCTTACGATACTTTTGATGACAGATACTTAGGAAGTAAAACTTCAGATCCTACAGTAGACAATGATGGCAACGCTTTAGTATCTGGTGCATTATACTTTAACTCATCTGCTAATGAGATGCGTGTGTATGATGGTGCAAATTGGATTGCTGCTTCGAGTGCAGGTACAGCTTCTTTAATTTTATATGAATACACAGCAACCTCTGGTCAAACAAACTTTAGTGGTACTGACGACAACTCAGCTTCTTTATCTTACAGTGTTGATAATATTATTGTTACACTTAATGGTGTTATCTTAGATCCTTCTGATTACACTTCTACCTCAGGTACATCTATTGTTTTAGCGAGTGGAGCAACAACAGGAGATATTGTTAATATCTATGCGTTTAAATCTTTTACTGTTGCAGAACTTAATGCCAATAATTTAAATGATGGTGTTG